GGACTAGAAGGGATCGAGTCAAACTTTCTGGATTAACCCCCCAGAAAGTGAATCTTGGTTCCTTCTTGAAACGACTCAAAGTTCGACAGAGCAATCGCGACTAATAATAGTCGTAGAGCTCTTCTTGTTTGTTTCGTTTCGTAAAAGAGGACTCTACTCGGGGATACCCTATATCTTTGGGTTTATACTCAAAGACATAGAGCATCTGAGACCATACATCCAGTATGTTCTGAGCGCGTGCTATAGATCGTTTGACACGTAACGCTTGATAATCGTTATATGTCTTATTATCTTTTAGCATAGCTGCTAATAAGTCTAAGTTGACACCTAATTCATAAATATCATTAGGTCCTAACGATTGATAGGATGCTTTTCGATATAATGGAATTAAGTCCTTACGAGCAAGAGTTAAACTCTTGTGTAAGGGGTGCAACAAATACTTATTAGTACCGAGTTCCGCGTCGGCGATACGCGACAGAATATCTTGTTCTGATTCATTTAAAACATGAACTTTGTTCAAGAGTTCTGCAACACTGATTGACATTACATCTTGCCACGCTGTTAAAAGCGTAAGCGAAGTTGCACTGTCAGGCCACCATTTTGGAACTAACCCTTTTATTAGGAGGTTCCGAGGGTAGCTGCTAATCAGCAGCAGGTTCTTCCGATGGGCTTTGTCAGCCCAAGTTAGGAAATGACCTGTTATATCGCTGGGATCGAAGGTGACTAACTTTTCAGTAGCCTCCTCGCCCCACCGATGAGTTAGAGTAGGGATAGTCTCTATAAGAAGAGGCCATCCTTTACCCGAAAGGGCTTCTAACTCATACGGCCGTACAGGACTAATCTCAATTCCATTTCTGAAATAGCGTTTAGCTAATTCAGCGGATGTAATTGAACTATTACACTGAGTTTCAGGAGTAATAGACTTATCTTGAGAGATGGAAATCCCAAGACTAGTGATTAGTTCTCGGTACTTAGCGGAAGCTTTTGACGATTTAATAGCTATATCATCACCGATGATATAATATTGATTGTCATAAGCCTCATCAACCTGTCTAAACGCATATCTGACAAGAAGATGATGAGTCAATGCAAAAGCAGGCCATGAGGTGTACAATCCCATGGGCTGCCCAACACTAAACTCAAAATATTTCTTCCTATCCTTGTCATAGCTTGTTGCTTTACGCATCAAACTATACCAAGAATAAGCGATTTCTGGGTATACATTCTTTATGGCAACATATTGAATGAGCACCGGAAATCGGTCAGTCGCTGCGGTTAAGTCGAAGCACCAAGGCTGGATGCCTTGGTTGGTCCATGATTTAACTGTCATGGCTGCTTCGTCTTGCTTGTACGTTCCATCCTCAGGGATGTTTCGTAAAGTCGCCATTAAGAGATTGTGAATCTCTTTGAGTGATCTCTGTAGGTAATAATTACCTGTAGTGATCGTTCTCACTTTAGGGCCCTTGTCAGGAATGGCAAGAGTCTTTAAGATTGGCAACTCCTTAAAGTACTTCTTAGACATCTCAGATACATTAGTGATTTCATCCAATAGCTCAGGTGAGGAATCTGAACGACCGGTGATATCACTATGTAATCTGAGAAGTTTTCGAAGAACTTTAGGGTTAGCAAGAAGACTTCTAGCATCATGATGAGCACTTAAAGTCGCCTGTCCCAATGGACCACCTTTCAAAGAAAGATAGTCTAATGGTTCCGACGGCCTATAAGGTCTTATCATTTTGCAAGACTTCATCCGCCTCACAATCGGACGAAGCCCTTTGTTGAAGTTCCTTAACTGTTCAGCATTCCAAACACAAGTTGATGGTGAAGTCAACGTGTGTAGGTCTGCCAGACATTTGTCTG